GACGCGATGGAATCACTTTTGTCACCGATGTGCGGTTTCCGAACGAGGCAGAAATGATACGGGATTTGGGAGGCATTGTAGTCAGGGTGGTTCGACCGGATCTGGAGCACAAAAATGGATCGGATCATTGCAGTGAGTCTGAACTCGACCATTACAAATTCGATGCAGTCATTCAAAACGATGGAGCTCTTGAAACGTTAATACCGAAAATCAAGGATCTGATAAATGATCGACGAGTCTGAATTAAGCAGGAATCTGGGCATTGATCGCAGGACCGTAAAGGGTTTGCGAGACGAACTTCTTGTCGAGGGTGAAGATTATGTCAGAGGCAAGCATCGTAAAATACAGGTCACTTTACTAGGTCAGGAAAAACTCAAAGCACATCTTTTTCCCAATCAATATAAACCAGAATCTCTCGCAAGTGATCAACTCTCCGGTGTGGTCACTAACTGGCAGTATCGCAACCGAAAAATAGTGCAGGTTGATGACAAGCACATTGTGCGAGTCAAGCATGCCGATCTCTATCGACCGAATCTATGGGGGCAATCCTGCCCGATAAAATACAAAGAGATTGCAGGTCAGTTTTTCGGTGAACCACCAGATCCAGTTTGGCGAAAGACTCAGCCCAGAATGAAATGATCTATTTGCTGAAAACCGAAGGATTGCCGTATTACAAGCTGGGTTTTACAGAAAGCAATTTAGAGGAACGAATCTTAAACCTTCAATGCGGAAATCCGCACACGATCAAAAGCGTTGCAACTTTCGAGGGAGGTTTTCTGGAGGAATCTCTGATACACGCAGCATTACGTGACAATGTGGCTTTAGGCGAATGGTATGTGATGCAGCAAGCACCCTTGCGGACGATACGTTACCTGCTGTGGAGAGATGGTGAATCAATGCCACAAATCAATGAGATCCTTGAACCTCTGCCAGACCACAAGGGCTGTTACAGAATGCCTCCTGAAATAAATTGGGAGATTGAGATCCTGCGGAGTCGAGGATTGAAGTATCGCGAAATTGTCGATGCTCTGGGAGTCAGCGAAGTTTGTATCAAAAACAATTTAACCCCTGGTTATAGGAATAATATGATCAGGTTTAAAAAACGAAAGTCACAACAATGATAGAATATAAAGTCACACGTTGGGAACCCCAACTTAATTGCAGCAGTCATTCGTCCTGCGAGGATGTTCACAGTGTAGTTTTTGGTTTGACCGCAACTAACACTGAAACCGGATCGACTGCATATGTCGATGAGCGAGTCATCCTTGATCCCTGCATGTCAGCAGATCAGCTCAATCTTCAGGCCGAACAACTCTCTGAAACCTGGGCTGGAGCAAGAGGGTTTTACATGACATTGCAAAAGATGCTTTTTCAGAAAGATATGGCACCCAGACCGATGCCGGAAACTTACGAAGCACCAGACTTCGAAAGCATGAATATTGGTGATGGATACAAGGAGTTTGTGATCAATCAAAACAACATGAATGATCAGGAATTGGTCGATGAAGTCTTTGGTGATGCACTCCCAACTGATTCAGAACCAGAAGCAGAACCAACTGAAGATGCTGAAACTCCTGCTGAATAATTGATGTGGGAAGATTGGGCATTTAGACCTCATCCTGTTTATCCTTTGCCATCAAAGGAGCAGGTTGAGGTTGCAACATCAACTCCTGAAGGCACCGAAACTTTTAAGGAAATGATGCATGCGAGAGGCGAGAAATTGCGTCTCGAAATTGAAGATCCCTATAATCACGGTTTTGAACCCGATCACTGGAAAGAGGCAGATGAACTTCTAGCAAAGCACAGCAATCTCCTTGTCAGTGGAGGAAATCGATCCGGCAAAACGGAATACTGTGCAAAGCATGTTGTAAAGCACTTGATGCAAAACCCGAAGTCTAGGGTGATCTGCATGCACACTACTCATCAATCATCGTTGCAGACTCAGCAACCAGTCATTCATAAATATCTACCTTTACAGCTAAAAGGTAAGAAGATCAGGAAAGATGTTGAGAACATCAGCTATAGCCAGAAAAACGGTTTTAGCGATAACACCTTTATTTTGCCAAATGGATCTCAATGCTGGTTCATGCATTACAGTCAAGATGCAAAAGCATTTGAGGGATTGGAGATCGATCTTTGCTGGGCAGATGAATTAATACCCAAAAACCTGCTCGACACTCTCAAGTTCCGTTTGGTAACGAGGGCAGGAAAAATGATCGTTAGTTTTACACCAGTGTTAGGAATGAGTCCGGTGGTCAAGGACTTTGTCGCAGGTGGAGAGGTGATTGAATGGGCAGATTCGGAACTACTGCCTGATGTCAACATTCCAGCAGGACCAAAGGGTAAGATGCCTTATAAGATGCGATGTCGAAACGAGCAGTCTGCATGTATCTGGTTTCATACTGAGTGGAATCCTTACAACCCGTATGAGCAACTCAAACAGAGGTTGCAAGGTCAGCACACCAACGAAATAAAAATACGTGCATACGGTTGGACAGAAAGCGCAATTGGCAATGCATTTCCTCGATTCGGAGATGGTCACGTAATTGATCACACGCAGATCCCTAAAGAGGGTAAAAACTTTATGTGCGTTGATCCTGCTGGTGCAAGAAATTGGTTTATGCTCTGGGCTAGAAACGTTGGAGATGACCTATACATATACAGGGAGTGGCCCGATGCATCGATGGGTGAATGGGCTATACCTTCAGAGAAACCTGATGGTTCAGCAGGTCCAGCACAGAGAGCAGGTGGTGGAGGCAACTCGATCAATTGGTATAAAAAACTGATTACAGATCTTGAAGACGGTGAAGAAATCTTTTTGCGATTAATTGATCCTCGCGCATGCAAGGCCAAATCACTTGATGGTCGAGAGATACTTGATGAACTCAAAATGGGAGAGGCAGGAATGTGGTTTGATCCAGCTTCAGGAGCACAGATCCAGCTAGGTGTGGGACTGATCAACGATCTGCTTTATTATGACAACCATCAGGAAATCGATGATGAAAATCGCCCCAGGTTATTTGTAAGCAATAGATGCAAGAATCTCATTTTCGCAATCAAGGAATGGTCAGGAGCAGGAGGAGAAAAAAGCCCAACCAAAGATCCGATCGATGTGCTGCGCTACATAGTGCAGGAAGAAAACTTATTTACCCCACAAGACACACTAGGCACAAGCGGAGGAGGAAGTTATTAGATGAAGGAAATCAGATGAAATACCCCAAATTGATTGGATTTAAGGAAACTCGTGCGATGACTGGTTTATCGACGTATGAAATACAGTATTTAATAGAGCAAGGCGAACTCACCGCAGTTATTCCTGTGAAGAGAAAACGCAAATTGATCCATCAACAGGTGGTCGATTATATGGACAAATTGTATGAGTCAAGCAAACGAACTTCTGGTTAACCTCTGTGAGGAATATAAACGTGCTGGTGGAACCAGTGCAACGCACCATTACCAAACCCGAACTGATTCGGTTCGTCTGGCTCGATGGAGAGGACAATCCGAATCTGGTCGCAAGGAGCAACGATACTATGACAAAGAAAAGGTTTTCCCCTGGGATGGTTGCTCTGATGTCAGATGCCGATTGACTGATCAGTTAGTTGGTGAGTTTAAAGATTTACTTGTCACTGCATTTAAGCGAGGCACTTTGCGAGCAGGTGCGACTGAGGCAAACGATGCTGAGTCCGCACAAGTGCTTACCACCCTGCTTCGCTACTATCGAGAAAACTTGCTTCTGCAAGAGTTGCATGAAGCAGCAAGCCTTCTGGCAGACTATGGTCAACAGGACGGAATCTCGTTTTTGCAAATCGGTTGGAAGTCTGAGGACACCAAAAAACGCATACCGATGTCGCTTCCAGTTTTGCAACAAATGGCACTTGCAGCAGACCCTGAAAGTTTGCAGTCCAGACTCCCAGAGTTAATCGCAGATGAGCTTTCAGAGAACGAAGCCATTCAAGCGATTAAAGGAATTTTAAACGTCACAACAAGGGACGCTCGCAAAGGAATTAAGAAACTTCGCAAGGGTGAGGTTGTGCAAATTCCGATCATTGAGCAGACGGTCAATCAACCTGACATTTCTGCATGCCGATTATACATCGACGTTTTCATTCCACCGGAAACAATCCATCTGGAAAATGCTCGATATGTTTTTCGTCGATACTACATGAGCGAGACAGAACTTCGCTCTTATGGTTTTGATGAAAAATTCGTTGAGAAAGTTTTAAGCACAAAAGACGATGTATCGCACACCTACCAAAACTCATTTGCGTCATACATCGTTGAGCCTGGATTTCAGGATGGGATGTATGAAATTGTTTATGCATACGAACGAAAGCTCGATGAAGACGGGATGCCCGAAATTGAATGCACTGTTTTCCATCCAGATTTGAATGACATTGAGGGTAAGAAAGAGACACTGGACTATCTCTCAGGAAAATATCCATTCATCGCATACAGGCGAGAAAATGCAGTTCAGAAACTCGTTGAAACAAGGGGACTTTCTGAAATCTGTCACACCTGGCAGGACGAGATAAAAACTCAGCGTGACATGCTTGCCGATCGAGCAAGTCTCTATGTCAATCCACCTATTGTTCATGCAGCAAGATCCGGTGGAAATTACGAGTTCCGGCCTGGATCGACTATCAGTGAAATGCGAGCAGGAGAAATCCGAACGCTTGATCCCCCTAGATCTTCAATCACTGAAAGTATTCAGATCATTGATTACGTTGAAAGGCAATGCAATGAATACCTAGGACGAATGGGGCCTGGAATGGACCCTACTGTAGTTGCGATTCGCAGACAGGCAACTGTTGATAACTTTATGACTGTTTGGTCAAAGGCATTTTCAAAAATGTTCCAGTTGATGCAGATCTTCTTGACCGATGACGATATGGTAAGGATCGCTGGTAAGTCATTGAACATGCCTCGATCCAGCAAGGAGATTCAAGGCAACTTTGATTTTCGAATTGTTTTTGATAGCAAGGAATTGGACAACGATTATTTGCTCAACAAGATGCAAGCACTCACCAGTGTGGCACTTCCAAATGATTCCGCTGGTGTGATAGATCGAGGTGCGCTTGTGACAGAAATCGCAAAAGCCATTTCACCATCTCTTGCAGATACGATCGTCATGCCGAAAGTGGGTGTGTCGCAGAAAATTTATCAAGAGGTTATGGGGGATATCATCGCTATGGCTCAAGGCAATGCAGTTCCTCCAAAACAGAATGATCCTGCTGCACAAACGAAACTGCAATTTGCAAATCAGATCATCCAATCAAATCCAAAATATCAGGAAGCGTTACAGAACAACGCTGATGAACGCTTTGTGCAATTAATGCAAGGTTATTTGCAGAACCTTCAGTTCCTTGTGCAACAGGAGCAAAACGCAATCACCGGACGAACTGGTGTAGCACCCCAACAATGATGGACGAAGAACAGATCAAGGAAGCATTTGCACAGATCAAAGGATCTCCTGCTGATAAAGCGATAACACAAATCCTTAAGCAATGCGTTCAGGATGGACTGGCAACCGCAATTACCGCAGGTAAACCAGACAGTGAACGTGCATATGATTGCGGATGGGCAGCAGCAATATATTCGTTTGCTGAACGGATAAACACTTACAGGTCCTGACAAGCACCCCTTCGCATTGAAGGGGTTTTTTTGTGCAAATTACAGGAATTGCATAAATAAGAAAAACTTCGCTCACCTGTTGTTTCAACCTCACCCTGGTTCTCTCAATATTCAGGCACTTCGCATAACGCGATGAGCCGAACTTGCTAGGCATTTTGAAAACGCATGAGTGAAACTGAACCGGTTACGGAACCGCTAAAAAATCTGGATAGTCAATTAACTGATTTGATTGGCGCAATTATCAAACCCGAAGAACAGCCTCAAGGTGAGGTTGCCGAAACTGAGACTGAAGCGTTAACAGACGAGTCAGTGGAAGAATCAGTGGAGGATCGTGAAGATAATGAAATTGAAGATGATGAATCCGATGAACTTTCGTCTGATCCAGAATGGTATCAGAAGCGGATCAAACGATTCACACGGCAACTCCGAACTGCGGAGTCAGAACGGGATGAAGCTCTCACAGAGATCGAAGGTCTAAAGGAGAAATTAAAAACAACTCCTGCGCCCGAAGCTTCAAGGGTTACCGCTCAATCTGAAAATGATTTGGTTGAGTTGGAAAACTTAGAAAAGCAAAAGATCAAATTTGCGAGAGACCAGAAGCGATTGCTTGCACAGGGAGACCTTGATGCAGTTGTCGAAAACATCAAACAGGCAGGTAAAGATCTCGATGAGGCAAGTGATGAAACACTTGTACGAGATTTTCTTGATGAAATAATTGATGACAGTCGAGACAACCTTTCGTTTGAAATCCCGAAACGTCGAAATGAACTCCAACACAGAGTTCAATTCAACAAAGTTGCAGAGCAAAAATATCCCTGGCTCAAGGACAAAGGTTCAGAGCAGATGGAGTATTTTCAAGCGGTGATGAAAGCTTCACCTGCATTGGCTAATGTGCCATCAGGCAAGCTGGAGATCGCACGTTACGTGACAGGTCTAATGGCTGAGACAACTGCTCAAGAGTTAGTATCTCAGGGGCGCAAGCCCAAAGCACCTAGGACACCTGTTCGTAATAACGCAGCACCTGCATCTAAGCCTGAAGCATTGGAATCAATTTCAGCAGCATCAAAACGAGTTCAGAAAACGGGTAGTGCAAAAGATTTAGAAAGTCTTTTGTTGGCAGGTTTGACTCGTTCATAAAATAGAAATTTAAAACATATGGCAGGTTTATTTAATTCAGATAACTCAACACCCTTCGGTCCTTTTTCAAGCGGATCTGGAGGTTCTCAAAGGGACCTTGCAAGTGCCGTCTTTAGTATAGATGCCAAAAATACTCCGCTAGTTAGCATGATTCCGAAGGCAGAGGGAGTCATCAATACCACTTACGAATTTCCTGTGGACAAGGCACTTTCACCAAAGCATAACGCAACTGATGATACATTTGCAGCAGCAGAACTGAACGCAGATGGAGATTTTGAAAACGCACTAGGCGATTACAGCATCATTCAGAATAATGTGCAGTGGTTTCGTCGCGCATCTCTGGTAGGTAAGCTTGCAGAATCCGCAAGTAATCTGGCAGGTGCTCCCGATATTCGCGCAACTTCAATTCGTAAGCAGTTGGAAGCGATCAAGCGCGATATGGAAGTTCGCATGTGCGCTGACACTATCCCAGCTACAAGCGGAACTTTCTACAACGGAAACAACAGCACTGGTCCTTACACCACACGCAGTTTGGGATCATACATAAGCAACGGGAATACAAGCATTCCTAGTGGTTTTAGAACTCCAACTTCATCTATCAGTTCATCTGGTGCAGTAGGTTCTTTAACTGAAGCTAAAGTTCAGGACGTTCTCCAGAGCATCTATGAGCAAACTGGTGTTGCTAAAGAACTGACACTGCTCTGCGGTGTTGGTCTCAAGAAGCAGTTCCGAAACTTCACGCAAATCGCAACCGAAGGAACTGACAATAAAGCAGCAACGAGAATCCGCACATTCAATCAGGAAGCAAGTGATCGCTCGATCATCTCGACCGTTGATGTGTTTGAAGGAGATTTCGGAACTTTGACGCTTGTTCCTACATTGTGGAATGCTAAATCCGATTGGTCCTCTGGCACTACCGGAACAAGGGCTACAGGCTGGAGTGATACCTCTGGTAAAGGCTACGGATACATTCTTGATATGGACTTCCTTGAAATGAGATTTCACGAATTGCCATCAGTTACCCCTCTACCAAATCTGGGTGCTGGTGAGCGTTACGAGATTTCGGCAATTGCAGGTCTTAGCGTAAAGAATCCTTTGGGATTTGGCGCATTCAAACATCTCACATAAACCCGACAAGGTTGGGAGGGGGATTAGTTCCCCTCCCTTTTATTTTAACGCGACATGAGCAACTTATTGACTGAATGGGAGAACCTCCCTGCGGACCTGAGAAATTCCATTATGAAGGAAATTCAGACTGGTCATAAAATGGAAATGTGGAGGGCAGAAAAAAACCAGAAACGGGTTGCTAAAGAAAACCAGGTTGAACGCAAATCGGTTGACGGTCTGGGCAGACATGTCGCAAGCATTGACCTAGGTGGTTACCTAGGAAACATGATCACGAAGAACGAATCTGTTCGTGACAGAGAATATCTAGAGTGGGTCATGAAACGTCACCCTGAAGTTCGTGTGAACAGCAAAGGCACCAAAACGCAAGTCGGATATTCGGGATGAGAACTGTATCTGCGTCAAAAGTTTTGCAAGGTG